ACAGGACCAGCATTGATGATCCTACCGATAATCGTATCGCCGTTGACCAGCTTTACAATCCTATATCTGTCATTCTGTAGTGTTTCGTCTGAAAATTCTTGTTCCATTTTATTTCTCCAAATCTATTGGGTAAAGTTTGTATTCGAACTTTTCTTGGTTATAGATTTTCACTCTTTCGTATAAATGTTTCAGAGTATAGTTCACACGCTTTTTATATTGTAAGTCATCTCCTATATCAAATAATGTGCATTGTTCTTTATCTTCAGTTGTTCGTAGCCCACGCCCAATAGACTGTAGGTTACGAATCTTACTTTTAGATGGACTAGCAAAAATAATATTATGCAATGCTCTAATATTAATGCCTGTAGAAAAAGTCCCATACGAGGCTATGATAATCGCATTCGTTTCTTTCTCTGTGATCTCTCTGACGGACTCTCTAGTCTCACCGTCAGTACCGCCGAATACGAAAAACAGTTTACGCTCCTTGGTTATTTTACTATTTATAAGATCATACAGTATCTTTCCATGCTTCTCAACATACTGAAACAATACAAGAGTATTACCCTCCAATGACAAAGCAAGGTTCTGTATAAACTTGTTACGCTTAGAGTTACCAACAATAAAGTCCATCTCATCTTTGTACTTTAGTTTAGAAGCATCCTTACACGTTTGCTGCGAATACTTCAACACTAATATATTGATGTTAAGTTTTGCTAGTTGCTCATTCTCCATCAAGTCCTTTGTTTTGACTAGAGACTTGACAGGACCAAATAATCCTTCTAATACAAGTTGATGAGTCTGTGAGCCATCCAATGTGCCAGTAAAACCAAATCGATACTTAATATCTGTCATCTTCTCTAGAATAGAGGTTAGCGATTTTGCTTTGAACAGATGTGCCTCATCGCCAATAATCACTCCAAACTGCCCGTAGAACGCTCTAGGCTGCTTGTACACGGACTGCCATGTAGAAATGACTATATTGGTATCTATTTTATTTTTCCATTCTTTATCGGTGTCTCCTGTGATTTTTAGTACATCAACTGGACCACCGTTGTAATCTTCAAAGTCCTTTGCTAACTGGTGAACCAGAGAGATTGTAGGCACAATAATAAGTTTTTTATGAGGATAAAAGCGAGACAACAGATATATCATAAGTGACTTGCCAGAGCCTGTAGGCGATAGCAGCAAGCATCTGTTGTTGCGAACAGCGTGTACGAACCCATCTATCTGATAGTCACGAGGAGTATGTTTGACCTTGATACTCTGTACAAACTGACCGCATTCAAACACAGAGAAATTATTCGCGTCACTGAGTTTGTCCTCAGTCTCCACGGTATAGTCCATCATCTTGGCAAAACTTTTTACCTCTTTGATTAGACCTTTGTATATTCTCTGTGTGTTGATATTGAAGAGTCTTATCTTGCCATCCCACATCCGAGACTTGTAGGTTGGCATGAATCTATAACCAGGAACATAGAATGAGAAGTGATCGTACAACTCCTGTGCGATACTTCTCTCACAATCCACACGAACAAACACTTCGTTGTGTGGTTTGATTATGATATCACGCAGCTCCGTTAGAGAACTTTCTCCATTCGATTGCGTTTCTAATATTCCATTGTCTTCCATTAATTGCCTTCATTATTTCTTCAGCAACATCGACCACCTCTTGCTGGTAGGATGTACGCAAGTTCAACTCAATCATGTCGGTATCTGTATCGACATAACTATGTATATCGGCTTTCAAAACGGTTTTTAGATAAGGTTCTCTACCAAGGTCTTTCAACTCTTGTTCTGACATTTCACCCCGATAGTACTCACCGAGAGTCTTTGCAAGTTGCTGCTTCTTGACAGTCAATCTTCTAAGTTTCTGTCGTTCTTTTGTGAGAATGTTAAGCCACTTAGCATGAAGATTAGGTATCTTCAAACTCTCGGTGTCTAAATCTAGATTGTCCATCTTTACATCTTCAGACCAAATTTCCATCATGTTTTCAATATTCACATCTTCACCTTTGTTATCTTTTTGACATTTGCGATTTCTTGTCTCTTCTTATTCTCTAATGCATTCTTAGACTTCTGTTCTACCACTTTTATCTTCTCTCTGTCAATTATTTTCTGATATTCTGATCCAAAATAAAGACCTGTAAAGTATGACACAACGATTATAGTTACAGTGAAAAATATAGAAATCCACATATCTTTCTCCTATACTGTTTCGATGGCATAGTCCCTATATCTGAATGTTGCTGTTGCTTCTAAGTAATCAATATCTGACGCACTGGTGTTGAACTGTAGTTCCGAGATTGACTCTGGAAACATACCTCTGAACTTGACACGGAGATTTGGATTGTACTTGCTACTTAGAATAACAAGGGTGCCATCTGATAAGTTGTTTTGATTTACACTAGCATTCTGAAATCGTCTATATTGGTCAGGAGACTCAGGTGAACCAAGACCAACCAGCCAGTTATACAACTCTAAGAAGTTCTTCATGTCTTCATCCACTCTAAATGTAACATTAAATGGAGAGAATGTCAACTTTTCTCCTGGTAGTGGAAAGTCAATAACTGGATTAGGTATGACTGGCGCACCGGATAGTGATATACCTGGGAGTCCAACAGTCTGTGAAAAGTATGTGACTGTGGGCAACCTATCCATCACCAGACGGAAACCTACCTGACCTAGCATATTCTTATTTGTTGGTTCTGTCATAACACCTCCTAACATTCTATTTATACAAAAAAAGAGGGGGACCGAAGCCCCCCTCTAGTCTCGTTGGGTGAACCCCAATCTTACATTAGGTTATCGACACCGACTAGACGATAGTAGATGTTCTTCTTGGCGAAAGCAATCGCACCATCAGCATTTGATGTAGCGAATGGATTAGCAACCATACCATAGCGAGTCTTAAACCCGATTTTTGGTTGGAAGGTATTCTCGCCAACTGCACGAACCATTTGTAGTGGAACGTATGGGCAGTAGAAGATACCGGCATCAAAGGCACTTGCACCTTTGTAACCTAGTGTGAAGTATTGCTTGCCAGAGGCAGAAGCAAAGTATGGGTCGATGTAGACGCGAATGCGACCGTTTAGAACACCAGCAAATGTGTTGCCTGTGTCATCGACTTGTAGGTTATTGCTAAGAGCAGGTGTGTAATCTAGTACACCAGCCATCTGTAGGGCAGAAGCAACGTCTGAAGAACAGATCATTACGTTACCTTTACCGCGACGGGTTGCTTTAGCAATAGCATTTGCTTCACGCTCGATTTGGAAAATCATGCCTTTGAAGCGTTCAACACTCCAGCGACCATTGGCATCGACATCAAGGTCGAATGTACCAGCGGTAGCAACGTTGTCTTGAGCGCCAGCAGTAGCAGTGTAGTTGACTGTACGGACAACTTCACGGTTGATTTCAGAAAGGATCTCGGCAGAGAGAATATTTGATAGTTCTGTCTCAGCATCAAGACCATGGATTGCTTTAAGGTCTTGAGCAAGTTCCATGGTGTACTCTGCTTTTAGAGCGCGTGAAACTGCTGTAACAGAAACTTTCTCGACTGAGAATGCCATTTCTTGGAAAGCGTTTTGTGTGCCGTCACCTAGTGCTTCAGCAGCAGCGGTTGACATACCAGTACCGACTGTATAACCACTACCAGATGCACGAGCGGTTGGGTCTGCACCAGTTTGGGCAGCAGAACCGTCGATGCTACTAGCAGCAACAGAAGCAGTGTTACCAGAAGCAGAAGCAGAGAATGTGCTTGGTGCTTCGTTGAATAGTGCTTCTGTACCAGCCTGTGAGTCGAAACGTGAACGCATGGCAAAGATAAGACCAGTTGGACCAGTCATTGGCTGGACACCGGCAATATCGTATGCGATCATGTTTGGCATGGAACGGCGAACGAGTGAGATGAGAACTGGATCGAAAATATCGATTGACCCGGTTGATGCATCTGAGGATGAAGCGCCCATTGCGTTAGTTGGTGCAGCTTCGCCCAATAGTGATGGCATATGATAACCGCCAGAACCCATTGCTGCTTCTCTAGCAGCTTTCTCTTGGTTTTCGAGTAGAGTGGCAGTAACAGAACGACGATGAACATCTTTGATCTCTGGTAGATCGCCGTGTTCAAGAACTGGTTGCCACTTCTTGACTAAATCTTCAGTAAGCATAGATTTTACTCCTTATTAGTAACAGTTACTTTTATTTATAATAATATTATTTCTTGACAGTTCTAGAAATTGCGCTCATGTACTGTGCCATTTCATTTGACACTTTTGGTGCAGAAGCTTCCTCTTCTAGAGGTTCTTCTTCATCAAAAATTGTCTCATTCTGTGCTTCTTCTTCAATATCTGTGAAATATGTATCCTTCAACATTTCAATCTTTTCTTTGAAATCTTCTTCTGATACAAAGTCAACACCTTCAGCAAGACCCTTTAGTTTTTCTGACTGAGCAACGGTAAGGTCTTGTGAAACGTCAGCAATAGCAGAACCACGATGTAGAGTTTCGATTTCAGTTGACAAATCGATATTCTTCTGTAGTTCTTTGTTCAACTCTTCTTCTAGAGAGTCAACCTTGTCTGACAACTCGCCTAGTACATCGACCTTCTCTTCTGGCATTTCGATGTAACTTTGTTCAAATAGTGTTTTAAGACCACCCATGAACTCTTCAGCGATTTCTGTGCGGATACCATTTTCAACTGCTAGACGGTTGTTATCCATCCATTCGTTGACAACGTAGTCAAGTGAACTTTCTAGTTTCTCAACCATTTCTGCCTTGACTTCATCTTCTTCTAGTGCTGTAGCAGTTTCAAACATCTGTGACATTTCTTCTAATGACTCGTTGATTTTTGAAATAACAGCAGCTTCAAAGATAGTTGTTGCTTTTTCTTTGAACTCTTCTGATAACTCTTCGTCACCAAATAGGGCATTGATATCATCGGAAAGGTCAATGTCTTCTTTCTTCATTTTCTTTCCGTAATGCATATTCTCTTTCTTTGCGTGTGCCATTTCATGGTAACCTTCAGCATTCTTCATCATCTCGCCATACATTGCAGCGAGATCCTTCTTGCTTTTGCTACCCATGTGTTGCATCATGGCATTTAGCATACCCATTTTGGTAGTTGGCATTTTATCGCCTTGAGTCTTGCTACCAGGGAGTGGTTTGGCTTTAGCGGCGGTTGGCTCTGGAACTTCAGAGGGGTCACCGTGCGATGCCTTAAATTCTTGAAGATCTTCGTTGTCTTGCTCTTCTTGCTCTTCAGCAATCTCGGCAACTTCAGCGTCTTCAAGGACTTCTTGATTTTCATCTGACATAATACGCTCCTTTGTAGTGAGTTTATATTTTATTTATAATTTAAATTTCTTCAATATAATATTATAACTTTTTAAGGAAATTTTCAAAGATTCTAAGTTTGGTTCGCTCTAAATCAGACTTACTAACGGTCTTGATTTCCTCTTGAGCCTGTTCAACAAATTGTTCAACCCATCTACCACCTTCATATACCCACTCAACACCTTCCATGATACCCTCTACGAAAGCATCAGGTGCTGATGGATCAGCAACAATATCTGCTGCTGTTGCTAGATAAAAATCACCTTGCACTTCATTTACACCATTCTTCGATTTGAGACTTCCCATTCCTCTTGAAGACACTCCCAAAGAAGCACCCTCTTTGATTAGATTTTTTACAATCGTTCCATAAGGCGAGTCCATAATCTTTGCCTTGCCTACAAAATTGTCACCGTCTTTCTTCAATTCTTTAATCATATGAGACACGCGCTCTAGATTGATAGTTGGACCCTGTGGGTGACCTAACTCTCCAAACGCACGATTCTTAACAACATATTCTTTATTGTAACGGTCAACCTCACGTTCCAAAACTTCTGTAGGATACATACGACCGTTTCTGTTTTTCTTGTTTGCTTGCATAAAGATGCCTTCGATGAAATATTCCTTTTCACCGTTCTCGTTTGCTTCTGAGATGTATTCGATACTCTCGTAGACTTCTGTGATTAACTTCATCTTACTCTCCAGAAGACTTATGCATCTTCAATACAATACTACCTGTGCCACCACTTAGAGCGCAGTGAACGTTAGCAGTTACATCACCTTTTGATACTTCAAGTTTGATACCGTTACCCTGATAGTCATGGTGACCATTACCAGAAAGAACTAGCATGGTGTTAGCACCTCTGGTCACAGTCCATGTCTGACTGGCTGCTAAACTCCACATGATCTCTGAAATTCTCATCTCAGATACAGTTTCACCAGCATTGTTTGCAGAGGGAAGTGTAGCATGATTTAGTTTGAAACCATCGCTACCTGTAGCGCGCAATACTACATAACCACCAGGTTTATTTGATTTTGTTGTAATAGGCATTATCCAGTCCTCTTAGCAAATGTAAGCATCTCTTTGTAAGACTTCTGGTCTTTCATCATCTCCATTTCCATGCGCTTACGATTTTCTGGGTTCAACTCTTTCAAGACAGTATTGAACATCTTTGCATCAACAGGACTCACTTTGACTGACTTGCCGTCTTTCAACTTCATCATGCCAGCCTTGACTGCCTCATCAAGTTCAACTTCTTCCTTGATAGTCTCTGATTTCTTGTCACCTTGGTTTTTATCACCCTTGCGTCCAGGTGTCTTGTTAATCTTATCACGGAACTGAGCAAACTTAGTGTCGCCGGTTGTGCCTTGCTTGACTGGTTTATCTTCACCCTCAGCATTGTCTGACTCAGCATTCTTAGTGACTGCTTGGTCTTTCTGTGATTTGAACTGATTATCACCAGCGACGGGATGAGCGATAGAGACGGCAGTATGTAGATCTACGAATTCTGCTTCCTTACCGGCTTTTGCCATTAACTCTTCTTCGTCATCGTCGATATCGATGACAAATTCATCTGCATCAGCCTCAGTGATGTCTCTAATAGTTTTGAAATTATTCATCTTCCATCTCTTCTGGTGTGTCATCTACTTCTGAGGAAGTAAACAATGTTGATGCCATAGATATCTTCTCGTTATCAATTCTATCATTTGCCTTTTGTAACAAGATATCTGTAACGGTATCACGAAACTTTGATACTTCGTTTGCGTTAAGATAGTCAACGGCATCTGACAATTTTGCTTCAATATCCATTTGATACTACTCCTTCGTGTTTATTTATAATATTTTTTATATGAAAAACGGTAACTTGTAATCTGTGCCACTAATGTTGATGACAATATGACCATCAGGTGATGCTACAACCGGATCATCGGGAGCAGTCAAACCTAATGTCTGTGATACAACAGATGTGTTTCCTGCATATGCAGTCATGTCACCAGAAGAAACACTTGACGAGTTATTGGCAACAGCAGCCATGAACGGAATCTTATAATCGACTCCGTTTACGTTTAGTACAATATGTCCGATTGGATTAGCAGCAATAGCATCGTTAGGTGACAAACTACCTAATGTCTGGACTACACCAGCACTTGATGTATTTCCGCTATTGACTGTTACTGTATGACTTGAGTTTGTTACAGTGCCAAATGATAAATTTCCACTGCCGTCAGTCTTTAAAATCTGACCATTAGTTCCGTCAGAGACTGGAAAAGAATACGCACTGTTTACTGATAGAGTAGATGGATTAGAACCAATTTCTAATACTGAAGTGCTGTTTGATGTATATAATCTTTTATCAGGTATATTTAAGGCTAATTCACCTGTGGCCAAGTTGTCTGTAGTTGGTAGATTTCCAGATACACTTGTCCTCTTAATTTTAATAACAGATGCCATAATAAGAACTCCTATCTAGGAAGTAAGGAAAGACAGGGGTCAACCCCCTGCCTCCTGTCTTTTAAGTCTATATAGACTTTGCTCAATATTTATTTATAAGATTTTTTAACTTACTAGTGAGAACGTACCATTAGCAGAATAGTTAGTTTTACTGCCATCTGCCCTAGTAATTACTACATATCCAGGTCCACCAGAACCATCATTTTGACCAGAAAGACCTGGACCTGAGCCGCCAAATCCATATGCGGGTGGAGCATCACTTGGACCTGCACTAAAACCGGATGTTGCTCCTGGTGCTGCACCAGTGGCACCACCTGTTGTACTTCCAGAACTGGCAACATAAGAAAGTTGTGAGGGTAGATTATTATTGTCATCCTCAAAGTATCCTGATCCACCGCCACCAGAACCAAATGCTGGACCATCTTGTCCACCACCACCACCGCCA